TCCACGAAGTAGTCGTAGGGAGGGATCGGCGGGTTGGGGTCGTCGGGGAGCGGAATGCCCTCCGAGAAGGCCACCTCTTCCTCGGTCAAGCGGCCGGTGGCCACCAGCCGGCCGAAAACCAAGCTGCGCTGACGCCGGGCCAGCTCCGGGTTCTTGAACGGGTCGTATTCGCTGGGGGCGCGGATCATGGCCGCCAGAAGGGCACCTTCAGCCCAGTTCAACTCGGCCACGTCCTTGCGGAAGTAGTACTCGGCTGCAGCTTGTACGCCGTAGGCCCCACCACCGAAGTACACGCTGTTGAGGTAGCGCTCGAGGATCTCGTCCTTGGACATCTGCTTCTCGAGCTCCACCGCCAAGAACGCCTCACGCAGCTTGCGGCTCAGGCTCTCCTCGTCTCCCACCAGCGAGTTCTTGACCACCTGCTGGGTGATGGTTGACCCGCCCTGGCTGACGCCACCGCTCTCCAGGTTGGCGTCCACGGCCCGCACGATGGCCCTGACGTTCACCCCGGAGTGCTCGTAGAACTGGGCGTCTTCCTGGGAGATAACCGACCACTTGACCGTGTCGGGGATGTCTTCGATCGGAACCTGGGCACGGTTCTGGGGATCACGACTGTTGGTCATGGTGCCCTGGAGGTTCCCGTAGGAATCGAAGATCAACGACCTCTCGGCGAGCGGCTTGAGGTTGATGCGTTCGTGATCGGAACGGTGAGCGCTGACGATGGTGACCAGGTGCGGGCCGATCAACACCAAGGACCCAGCCATGACCCCCACCAGGGCGGTCATCACGAACACGAAACGGAAGAAGCGACGGACCACGACCACGGTGAACCCATCGTAGACGGGTCCGGCCCCACAACCCCGGCGCGCCACGTAGTGTGGTGAACAGGGTTTGCCCGCCGATGCCGAGGGGAGGACCAGTGGATCAGGTACCGGACCGGAACGGCACTGAGGGTCCTCTGCGCCACGACTCCGACCGGGACCCAACCCGCGCCCTCACCGAGCTGGCGTCGTTGGCGCCAGACGCCGTGGTTCGATGCATGCACGCCATGGGCAACCCGACGACGCTGCCTCCTGCTTTGGTCGGCCTGTTGGCCGAGGATGTCGCGCTGCTCCCCCTCGACGCGCTAACTCACATGGTGATCGACCCAAGCGGTAACGCCGCCTTGCACCAGGCTTGGCTGGACGCAACGGTAAGGCCAGACCGCACCGGCACCGCCCACGTGAAGTCGGCCGGCCCCATGCAAACCATCGATGGCCGGGTGGTCGATGCCCAGTTCCTGATGGTCCATATGTACGACCTGGTCGGGGTACCGAGCTTCGAGGTGATGGTGGCCACCCTGGAGCCGACGCCGCTGCCTCCTACAGACCACCGGACGTCGATGGTGGCGTTCCGCCTTCACCTGGACCGCTTCGGAGCGATCATCGACTGCGCCGGCGACGTTGCGGGAGCCCTCGGCCGTCACGGCGACGACCTCATCGGGACCCTGGCCACCGACCTCATCCATCCCGCTGACATCGATGGCTGCCTGGCCGACTGGGTGGCGGTGCTGTCCACCCCCGAGCTCCCCCATCCGGGGCGGGTCCGTCTGTGCCAGGACGACGGGAGCTGGCGCTGGTTCGAGTTCGTCAACTGGAACGCCCTGGCCGATCCGGGGATCAGAGCGGTGGTGACCGAGCTGCTCGACATCGACTCCCAGGTCAAGGTCGAACAGTTGGGTGTGGCCAGCAGCCGTGCCCACGAGCGTCTGGTCCGGGTTCTAGACGACGTCGACGACATGGTGCTCATCGGTCACCCCGACGCGGGCCTCGTCTACTGGAACCATGCCGCTGAGGCTCGCCTCACCGACCTTCGCACCGGCGTCCCGATTGGCGACCTGATGGCCCCCACCGTCGCCCACCTGGTGGACAGCACCATCCGCCCGCTGTTCGACCGCATGGAACGTTGGAGCGGAGACCTGGATCTGGAGTTCAGGGACGGCCAGGTTCACACCCTCGCCGCCACCGTCACCCCGGTGCTCGATGGTGCCGAGGCCCGGTACTTCGGGGTGATCCTGCGCGACGTCACCGCTGAACGTCGCCACGCGCGCCAACTCGACGAGCTGGCCCACGTGGACCCGCTCACCTCGCTGCCCAACCGGCTGTCACTCAACGAGATGCTGAGCGCAATTTCGGCCAACGACGTCGCACTTTGCTTCATAGACCTCGACCACCTGAAGGTCGTCAACGACGGGCTGGGCCACGGGGCCGGAGACAAGCTCCTTGTAGCGGTGGCCGACGCGTTGGTCGAAATTGCCGGGTCCGGCACGGTCACCCGGTTCGGTGGTGACGAGTTCGTGGTCGTCCACAGCGACGTCGGCAGCATCGACCACGCCACCGACCTGGCCACCAAGCTGCTCCACGCTATCGAGGACGTGCGGGTCCCCGACGTACCCACCAGGCTCTCAGCCAGCGTCGGCGTGGCTTGGACCCCAATCGACGACCTCGACCCCGAGGAGCTCATCAAGAACGCCGACACCGCCATGTACGCCGCCAAACGGCGAGGCCGAGGCCGCATCGCCCGCTTCGACCACGACCAGCGAGAAGCGGTCACCCGCCGCTTCGTACTCGAGACTGCCCTCCAACAGGCCATCACCAACGACGAGATCCAGGCCTACTTCCAACCGGTGGTTTCCATCGAGGACGGCCACATCGGTGGGTTCGAGGCGTTGGCCCGCTGGGACCTGGTCTCGCCCGCAGAGTTCGTGCCCACCGCCGAAGAGTCGGGATTGATCATCCCGCTCGGGTCGCGGATCCTCCACCGTTCGCTCGACAACCTGGTTCGAATAGACGACCACTGGCGTACCAACCTTCCCGCCGGTTCAGAGCCCACCGCCCCGGCAACGGTCGTCTCGGTCAACGTGTCAGGACGCGAACTGCTCGAGCCGTCATTCGCCCAGCGCACCTTGCAGGCCCTCGCCGACCGCCACCTGTCAGCAGATCGGCTGGTGCTCGAACTGACCGAATCGGTGCTCATCGACACCCTCGATGAGGTCGACCAGACGTTGCGAACCCTGCGAGATGCCGGGGTGTCGCTGGTCCTGGACGACTTCGGCACCGGTTACTCGTCGATCGCCTACCTCCGGCGCTACCCGATCGACGGCCTCAAGCTGGACATCAGCTACACCCGGGCGCTGATGACCAACACCGACACCAGGGTGATCGCCGAGATCATCATCGAGCTGGGCCGGCGCCTCGGGTTGTCGATCGTGGCCGAAGGGGTCGAGGAACAAGCCCAGGTAGATGTCCTGCGAGAGCTGGGGGTGCCCTGGGTCCAGGGCTACCTGATGGCCCATCCCATGGCAGTAGACGATCTGTTGGCCGGGCCTCTCGCTGACCCCCTCAGCCGGCTCCGTCACAGCGAAGGGTGAACCAACTCCACCACCCGGGCCACCGGCCCGACTCCAGTGGGCCAATCGATCACTCCTCCGGCCACGTCGGCCAGATCCACGGCCCGCGGGTCATGGTGGGGCGACAGGTCGGTGGCGGCCTCGAGCGTCCCCCTACTCCCGGCCCTCAGCCAGGGGATCTGAACTCCAGCTCCCCCAGGTGACGACCCCAGGTCCTCGTCGTCCAGCCGGAATATGAACACCACGCTGCGTGACCGGTCGGGAGCGAGATAGGCGAGCGAACCACGATCGGTGCCGACCGGCGACTCCAGACGGAACAGCTCGCCATGCTGAACGACATCTCTGATGCGATGGTGCACGGCCACCGCTCGCCGAGCACAGGACCATTCGTGATCGCTGAGCGAGGTCAGGTCGAGGTCGAAGCCGAACCGTCCCGAAAGGGCGACGGCACAGGCGAAGGGAACCGGTTTGAGGCCCCAACGGGTGACGTGGGCACCGAGCACCGAAGCGGGCAGCAGGTGCGACGCTCCCCACTGGATCCGCACCCGGTCCACCGGATCGGTGTTGTCCGAGGTCCACAGTTCGTGGAAAGAGGCCAGGGTGCCCAGGTCGCTGCGTCCACCACCGGACGCGCACAGCATCATCTCCACATCGGGGTGGCGGGCCGCCACCCCGGCCATCACGTCCCAGGTGTGACGTACCCGATCGACGGCTAGATGGGTCTGGGAGTCGTCGCTCAACGCCCCCGAGCCGGGCTCGGTGATGTCTCGGTTGGCATCCCACTTCAGGTAGGTGATCCCTCGGTGCTGGGTCAGTAGAGCGTCGATGGTGTCGACCACGAAGTCCCGAACGTCGGGTCGACACAGGTCCAACACGAGCTGTTGACGTTCCTGGCGTCGAGCCCGGCCCGGTTCGGCGATCACCCAGTCCGGGTGAGCTTCGTACAACTCCGACCGGGCGTTGACCATCTCCGGTTCCACCCACAGCCCGAATCGGAGACCGGCCTCGATGGTGTGATCGATGACCGGTTGCAGTCCGTCGGGAAGCTTGGAGCGATCCGTCGTCCAGTCTCCGAGCGAGGTGGTGTCGTCATCTCGGGGAAAGCGATCACCGAACCAGCCGTCGTCCAACAAGAACAGTTCAACCCCAAGTTCGGCGGCCCGGTCGACCTGGCGGGCCAGGCCCTCGGGGTCGAGGGAGAACCCCAACGCCTCCCACGTGTTGGCCACCGACGCCCGGATTCGATCGCCGTCGCGAACCACCTCGGAACGCACGTAGCCGTGGAAGGCCCGGCTGGTGGGGCCCATGCCTTCCTCGGACCAGATCCAGAGCACGTGTGGTGACTCGAAGGAATCACCGGCATCCAGCCTCCGTTCGCTGCCACGGTCCTGGTGGCCGGCCAGGACCCGGACCTGACCGTGGAGGAATACCTCGGCATCGAAACGGACATCACCACCCCAGACCACCGTGCAGGCCCCGACCGTGCCGTGCTCCTCGCCGGCGGGACCATCGGGGTGGAACAACACCACCGGCGCCCGGTACAACGCCGAACGCACGCCGCCGGCCGAGGCCAAGGTCTTCACCCCGGGGGTCAACGCCTCGGTGGTCTCGGTCCACTCCCCTGCCCATCCGCCACCCCAATGGGTCAGGTGGGGGGACGTGCCAGCGAAGGCAGGGGCCGACCCGGCCACTCGGTGCAACTCCACCGGGTCGACACCCCCGTTGGTCACCTCAACCCACTGTTCGATCAAGTGATGATCCGGCCACGCCCGCACGTTGAGATCGACGGTCAACGGCGAGATCCGGTCGGTCATCCGCACCGTGGTCGTCGAGAACCGGCCCCGACCTGTTCCGGCGCCGGGCCCACGAGAGACCACATCGACCACCCGCAGCCGCGTCGAGGTCACCCCGTCGCCATGGGTCACCCGCAAGGCCGGTTCCCGCAGCGGTTCCTCCCCGAAGGTCGGGTAGGCCAGCGGGTACAGCCCGACTGGCAGCTCCGGGCTCCGCCCGCTGGCACCGGGACCGAAGGCGATCTGGTGGAGGCGTCCGTCGTCACCGACGGCCCACACCAGACCGGTTCGCCCGGCATCCACCCTGATGATGGTCCCCTCGAAGCTCATGGGAGCCGACCGTACCGGCCGGGTGTTGCATTCGGCATCGAAGCCGTCAGAATGAAGACGTGGATGGCCTCGACTTGGTCACCGGTGCGTTCGGGAACACAGGATCCGCCATCGCCCGGCTACTGGCCGAGCGGGGGCGGGCGGTGCGCACCCTCACCGGTCACCCCCCGGCTGATCCGACCGGCGCCGGGGCCATAGACGTGCAGGAGTTCGCCTGGGGTGACCCGTATCGAATGGCCAAGGCCTTCGAAGGTGTCGAGACCTTCTACAACACCTACTGGATGCGCCTGGGAGACGGTCACGGCGCTTATGACCTGGCGGTCGACCGTTGTACGCAGCTCATCGAGGCGGCCGAGGCCAGCGGCGTGGAGCGCATCGTCCACGTGAGCGTGGCCCACCCGTCGCTCACGTCTCCCTACCCGTACTTCCAGGCCAAGGCACAGGTAGAGGAGCGGCTGGACAAGAGCAGCGTCCCGACGCTGGTCGTGCGTCCCACGCTGGTGTTCGGTGGTCAGTCGGTGCTCATCAACAACCTGGCCTGGTTGCTACGAAAGATGCCGGTCTTCGCGGTGGCCGGGTGGGGCCACTACCGCGTCCGGCCCGTTCACGTCGACGACCTGGCGTTGTTGTGCGTCGGCGGACCTCGTCTGGTCGATCAGCCCGAGGTCCACGCCGAGCACACGGTTGCTCCCGCGCCTCATGTGGTGGTGGACGCGGTGGGACCGGACCGACCCACCTACATCGAGCTGGTCCGAGAGCTCCGCTACGTGCTGGGGGCTCGCACGCTGTTGATCAACCTTCCCGCCACCGCCGTCCTGCTCGGGGGCCGCGTCGTGGGGGCCGTGCTCCACGATGAGCTCCTCGACCACGACGAGCTCATCTCCACCATGGCCGGCTTGGCCGACACGGAAGGTCCCCCGACCGGCGTGGTCTCGTTGAGGACTTGGATCCACGACAACGCCGACCTACTCGGCCGCAGCTACCACAACGAACGCCAAGCCCGCACCCGACCGAGTTCGACGACGGGCTGACCCGGCAAGGAGGCAAGCCGATAGGCCCACCCTGTCCAGCGCCGACCATGAGCCACAGTGCCGACCGTCAGTCGTCATGCCGCCGTGAAGCACCGATTGTGGCCTTGATTGTCAGCCGCTTCCAGCGGGGTCGGGGGCCATTCCGGCCAGGGGGTTGGCGACCCGTACGGCATTGACCTCGGTATCGAGCAACAACGGTTGACCCACGAGCCTCCATGCTTCAGCCAGGATCCTGGCCTTGTGGCCGGTCTGCACCCAGGCGTCGATCTTCGAGTAGGTCAGCTCGGCTTCCCAGGCATCGCTGCTGGCGGTGGCCTTGGCCACCTCGTGACCAACCCGCGATGCCACCCGTTCCATGAGCCCCCGGTCACCCAGCGCGGCCGCGGCCCGAGCACAGTCGAGGACCTCCTCGAGTGTGGTGGCGGCATCCACGGCCATGCTCACCAAGGCCTCGATACCGGCCTGGGTCGTCTCCAGCTCCGACATGGACTCCATCGCTCCTGCTCCCTCCGTGGCTACCAGCCATTGATCCGACTCCAGGGTGGAACCTCACAGATCGCGACGGAAGAGTCGAAGGTCCGACATCACGCCCACCACCCCGAGGATCCACGTTGGCTCATCACCCAAGGTGCCCCGGCAAACACATCCCGTGAGATTCAGAGGGGTACCGCATCAATATCGCCGCTATGTTGCAGGCCCACGCCGCTTACACGCTCAATGTTCCGGGGGAACAGATGACAAGAGCCCGCACGACCCGCGCACTATTGGTGGTGGCGATGTCCACGATCGTCGCGGCCGGAACCCTGGCCTTCGGTCCCGCCGAGGCCGCCACCAACGCCCAGGTACTCGATGGCCAGGTGACCCGCCTCTACCGAGCCTATTTCTTGAGGAACCCCGAGGCCGAAGGTCGGGACTACTGGGTTGGCCGCAGGTCAGCCGGAATGCCCCTACGCGACATTTCGGAGTACTTCGCCGGTTCGCCCGAGTTCAAGACCCGCTACGGAGCACTGGACAACGCTGCGTTCGTGGCTCTCGTCTACAAGAACGTTCTCGATCGCACCCCCGACGCTTCTGGCAGGGCGTATTGGATCTCCAGCCTCGACTCGGGCAGGGCCAAGCGTGGAGCCGTGATGATCGGCTTCTCGGAATCACCCGAGTTCGTGGCCAAGACCGGGACCACCCCACCGAACCCACCGACTACATCCACCACGACCACAACCACCACAAAGCCTCAGCCGGGCTGTTCCACGGCGGGTATCTACGCCGCGGCCAACGGAACCTGCGTGGCCAACTACCGCGACGGCAGCGGAGACGTCGACTGTGGTCAGCTACCGGCCGCCACCAAGCCCATCACCGTCCTCAACCCCGGCAACGACCCCGACCGCTTGGACTCCGATGGAGACGGCCAAGGCTGCGAAACGACCTGACCACACCGCCCCGCCATTCGACCGGACCGTCGCACACACCGAGCCCACCCTCGCCAATGCGGCGTCCGGCGCGGTGTTGGGGCTTTCACCGCTTGAGACCAGTGTGGTGCTGAGTGCGGCAAAGCCGACTTCACCGGCCGGACCGGACAGGGCAGAGATGCCGCCTTACCTGGATTTTCTATGGTGGGCGCAGAGGGACTCGAACCCCCGACATCTGCCTTGTAAGGGATGCCGAGGGGTCACATCGGCGGGGCACAAGCTGCCTACCTGCGCTTTGGGACATCAGCCCGCACGACACCACACCATTCCGCAGGCCGAGTGGGGTAAAGATTGGGGTACAGGACACGGTCGGGTGGTGAGTGGGGTGGACACGCGAAAAGCCCCTGTCTCGACCCGGCGGCGGGACCGGGGAGACAGGGGCTCGCAGATGACGGTACTCGGGTGGTGTGACGGCGAGCTGCCGACGTCAGCCCGGATGTCCCTCCTCTGGGACGTGGCTGGCGATGTAGGTGCACGAAGACTCGATGCGCCCGACGCGTTCGGCCAGGGCTGTCTGGGCCTCGGCCACGTCACTGACCTGATCGCCGACATGGGAGATCCGGGCACCAAGGTGTCCCATCCGCTCATCGCCCTTGGAGAGCCGGGTCTCGATCTTGGCGAGCCGCACGTCCTGTCCGGTCTGGCCGTCGAGCAGCTGGGCCTGCTGGTGGATGATCGTGCCGAGCATGGTCGACATGTCGCCGTGACCGTTCGGGACGCCGAGACGGGCCTCGATCGACTCCTTGGCCTGGTCGGTGGCGGTCTTGGCTTGTTGTGAGATCCTGGTGACCCACACCGGGCCCACGACCGCCGAGACGACGACACCACCAAGGCCGATCAGCGCCACGTTGGTGCTCACGCTGCTTTCGTCCCGGCGATGCGGGCCATCGTCCACCACTCGGCCAAGGCCCCGGTTTGGGGGCCCCACACGCCGTCAACGGTGACCGTTGGGCCGCCAAGACGACGGCACGCTGCCTGGAACGCTGTGACCGCCTGCTCGGTTTCGGGGCCGTATGCCCCGTCGACGGTGGTGGCGTAGCCGAGGAACGTCAGCGTGTACTGGGCTCTCACAACAGCGTCCCCCTTTGAGCCGCGGCGCAGAACATCGCGGGGGATCCCGGCGCCCGTCGGGGCCTTTGCTCCACCAGGCCGAGAAAAGCCCCACGGTGCAGACGCAAGGCCACGATCGTCGGGCTGGACCGACACATGGACGTGGCGGAAATGCCCGTTCGGGCCGGTGTAAGGCCTCCACTCCCACGCCCGTCTCGAGGTGGTCGGGTAGGAGGAGAACATGCGGCCCCGCCAGATCACGTACTTCACCCGCGGGTCACGACTAGCTCGGAGATGTTCGGCGAGAGCTTCAGCCACATCGTCTGCGTCCACCGTCGGAGTGCCAGGGTCCCACTCTGTGACGTCGATCGCCCGTACCCAACCAGCGGCATCGGGGTTGTGGTCCGAGGTGCGGGACGAATGAGCCTCATCACCGATCGACCCGTCAGAGCTGGTCACCCGCGCCGGATACGCCGCGTTGATCTCTTGGCGGAGCCGCACCAGAGCCGGAGCCAGACGCCAAGTCACCGGTCACCCGACCGGGTCGAGGTGTTCGCCGACGCCAAGACGGTCCCGATGCCGAGCAACGCGCACGCCGCCTCCATCCACAAGGGCACCACCGCTGGCGAAACACGGCCATAAGCGACCGCCAAAGTCGCTACAGCGACGAGCAGACGGTAGATGTAGGCGCGAGAAGGTTCTGACAGACGACGCACAGCGTCACCTCCGTTGTTGGTTGTCGGCCCGGCAAGAGACGGGACCGTGTGTGATGAGAAGAACCCGGAGGGGCAGGGCCTCGCGATAGGAGCAGGCCCGGGCCGATCAATTCCCCGTGGTCATGTGAATCTCAGGAAGTCGAACGATGCGGTGACGGCGATCCCTGTGTGTTCCTGCCCGACCACTACGCCAGCCTCGGTCACGCTGCCGATCCACGACGCCAACGTCACCGATCCAACCATGATCCATAGGTCACCGTCATCGCTGACCCAGCGGCGCAGATTCACGCCGTCATTAGTGATCTTGAGGTACACGTGCCCGACACCCACAGGCACCCCGGTCGTCGGTGCAGCGGAATCGAACGACGTAAACGAGTTGGCCCTGTGCAGCTCCAGGTCCTTGCCTGGGCCGTGGATGTGTACCAGCCATTGCAGGAGGCGTCCGGTGCCGCTGTTGCGCAGCACCAACCCAGCGTTGGAATGGTTCGTCAACTCACCACCCACGGTGACCCGGGTGGTGACTGACGTGAAACTGGGCAGCGTGGTGAGAAGCGCCCGCTGGTTGTACCCGGACGCTGCAGCCTGGCATGTCATCAGGAGGCGCCCGTCGCTGATCGCTGCGGAAGACGTTCCTTGGTTGTGCCACGTCCCCACCACGGGGGACCCGTCGGCCATGTTCCAATACTCTTGGTCGTAGGCGGACGGCGAAACTGGCGGCACCATTCCGGGCTCAACTTCACCACCAGCACCCAACGGCCCTGACTCGACGCCAGCGGACGACCTGACGAACAGACCGCCGGCGCGGGCAACGAGACGGGTGGACCCGCTGGCCGGGTCGGTCGCGTCCGCAGTGGTCGGCAGGTCAATGGCACCGGACGGGACAATGACCGCCTCATCAGACACGTTGGACCCGTTGACGTGGCCCTTGACCACGTTCGCCACATTCACCTCCCCGTCACGGGTGGTGGTGGCGTTCTGGCCGATCGGATATACCGGCATCACACAACTCCTTGCAGGTCTGCACGTACCCCAAGTCGACGCAACTCAGGTAGGTCCCCGTTAGGGACAGAGAACACCGGGTCAGCCGAAACATGGACCGGGGCGGGGTGGTAGCAGGCCCCGGACTCGTAGGTGTAGGTGCCGTCGGGGGTGCCGATCTTGACCGCACCCAACATGACCCCTACTCCGCCGTCCACGGCCCTCAACTCCCCTGTCGCTGTGTTGCGATACACGGTGAGTAGTGAGTTGTGATGCCACAGCGGAACCTGTCAATAGGTGGTTGCCGGGGATCTATGCGGATTGGATGGATGGCTTGTTGATCCAGGCCTTGGTGGGGACTTGGGCTGGGGTGGGCCGGCGGGTGAAGCGTTCGGGGTGCGCGGCTGCGGCGGCGTCGAGGACGGCCTGGCGGTGCTCGACGATGGCGGTGTGGTTGCCGTCGTGGAGATCGGCGGGCCGGAGGTAGCCGATGCCGGAGTGGTAGTGGACGTGGTTGTACCAGTGCACGAACGATCGCATCCACGCCCGGGCCGCACCGATGGAGTCGAACCGGTCGGGGTAGTCGGGCCGGTACTTGAGGGTCTTGAAGTGGGCTTCGATGAACGGGTTGTCGTTGGACACCCGGGGACGGCTGTGGGACTTGGCAACGCCGAGCTCGTTCAACAGTTCGGCGACGGTCCCCGCGATCATCGGCGACCCGCGATCGGCGTGGATGACGAGCTGGTCACGGTTCACGCCGTGACGGCGGCAGGCTTCGGTGATGATGCGGCGGGCGTGGGTTTCGGACTCAGATTCGTGGATCGTCCAGCCCACGACCTTGCGGCTGTAGATGTCGATGATCGTGTAGAGGTAGTACTTGACGCCTTTGGTCGGGCCTCGAAGGGCGGTGATGTCCCAGGTCCACACCCGATTCGGGGCGTCGGCCACAAGACGCGGGACCCCATAGGCGCCGGCGCGTTGGTGGCCGCCCCGGCGTCGTTCTCGCACCAAGCCGCGTTCTTCGAGCACCCGGTACATCTGGCGTTCCGAGCACAGGTAGGTGCCCTCATCGAGCAGCGTCGAATACACCTGGGCCGGTGCGAGGTCGCAGAACCGCTCCGAGCAGAGCGTCTCGATGATCAGGTCCTTCTCGGCGGCGGTGAGCGACGCGGGGTGTGGCCGCGGTGGTTGCCCGGTGGCACGCGAGGACCGGACCGGTGCCCGTCCCTCGGCGCGTTGGCGGCGGTGACGATAGGTCCGCTCGTTCACACCGAACGCTGCACAGGACCGCTTGACACCAACCTTGGGGGCGAACTCGGCGACCTTCGAGTCGAGGGCCTTCACGACTTCGGATCGGCGCTCTTGCGGCGCATCGCCTGCAAGAGCGCCGATGCTTTTCCCTGCGCATCGATCAACTCCTCGGCTGTGGCGAGCTTGTCCTCGAGGTCGGCGACCTGGGCACGCAGTCGAGCGAGCTCAGCCTTGGTCGCATCAGCCTTCGGGCCCGGACGGCTCGCGCGCATCGCCTCCAGGGCGCCCTTGTCGCGCTGGTCACGCCACGCCGAGATCAACGACGAGTACAAGCCCTCCCGGCGCATGATCTCGCCTCGCTCAGACTTGGAGCCGGCCGCGTCCAACTCGGCCAGCACCTTCAGCTTGTACTTCGCCGGATACGACTGGCGGACCGGTCGAACCTCAGGATCAGGACGCGACACCACGGCCTCAACGGTAGTAACGGACATTCCTCGTTCTCGTTCCTCGCCCTGCTACAACGAACCCGCTCTCACAAGCGGACACCCCTAGTTTGACAGAGAGGGCAGGGCGGTCGGTACGTCACCAAGGGGCATCAGGTACGGCGACAGCGACCACGCGCCTTTGTCGCAGATAGCCAGGAACCATCCGTCCGTGTGGAACCAGCCCGTCCACATTGGTACTCGCACGCCACCAACGTCGACAACCGTCAGGTTGCCGAGCACTGAGTGCCCCACCGGGTTCCCGCCCACAGTGACCGCAGCGGCAGGGATCGTCTGGTCGTACAGGAACGGTGCCGCCAGCGCAGCGCCGGTGACGGTCTGCCACGTTGCGCCCCGGTCCAGCGAACGGGCGTAGAACGAGTCGGTCATGGTGGTCATGTCGGCCTCGTCGGTGCGCCATACCCCCACCACATGCAGCACATCCTCGGAATCAACGTGCAGCCCGTACAGGTAGGACCGGTCAGGCATAGCGTCACCGCCGCCGCCCGGTTCGCCAACGTCATCCACTCGCATCACCCGACCATCAGACACACACGGTTCCCATACCCCGGTGGCCAGGTTCATGCGGAGCAGGCACCAGTCCCGGCCCAGCCCACCCGAGATGTTCCCGTCGAACGACCACACCAACTGGCCGTCAGAGAACACGTCCATCGAGTGATAGGTGGACACCACCGAATGAGCGGTCAGCCACGACGGGGCCGACCAAGTGGACCACGACGAGATGCTGCCAGGAGCCGACACGATCACCCGGTGCGCTTGAGCGTGGACATTTCCCACAACCCACACCCGATCCAGGTGATCCACCCCCATCGCCACAGCACAATGCGAGTCCTCGACCTGGACCAGCCCGATCACGGTGCTGGACAGGTCATAGGACTCCCAGGTCCCGCCGATCGGGCGACGCCACATCACCGGATGCCAATCAGCACGGGTCACCAAGGCGTACTCGTGGGTGTCCGTAACCCAACACGTCGGGTGAGCGTGACGCTGCCCGTTACGGGCATTGCCCGGCACCGCTTGGTGCGGGCCGGTCATGCCACCCACACGATCTGGAGCAACCCGCCAGCGCCGGCACCACCTGCACCGGCAGCGTTGCCGTTCAGCGAAGCCCCACCACCACCGCCAGGTCCTCCGTAGCCGACACCCGCACCACCGTTACCGGCAGCACCAGACGACGACTGATAGCCGCCTCCACCGCCAGCGCCCACCAGCAGCAGGTCGGTGGTGGCCACCGGCAATGAGGAGCCAGCCGACCCGTTCTTCGATCCCGACGTGCCAGCAGCCCCGTAGTTGTGAGAGGCAGCAGGCTGGCCGACAATCCCGGTGGATGGGTCGCTGTTTGCGTTGGCGGCGGTGTACCCGCCTCCGCCTCCACCGCCGCCGACACCAGACGACAGCATCCGCCAGAGCGTGTCCATCGGCATCCACGCCGTGGTGGTATTGGGGTCAGCGGTCTGAGCAGCGAACCGGCCAGTCAACATGGCCAGCACCCCGGTAGCTCCGCCACCCTTACTGCCTGGCATCCCACTACCGGCGCTGGGGGGCCAGTAGTGGTTGGCAGCCCACGGCACCAACCCTCCACCTTGCCTTCCGTCGGTGTTCGTGCCGCCACGGCCACCCTCACCGCCAGCAGCCCGCAGTAATGCGAGGGCGGTGCCGTAATAGACGGCAGTGTCTCCGCCGTTGCCGCCGTTGCTGCCGCTGCTGGAGTCGCTAGCGCCACCAGCACCTGACGTGCCGCCAGCACCTACAGAGATGGTCGTAGCGATTGACGCTGCCCTCACCCACCCGGACACCACACTGCCGCCTTGACCGCCTCCACCGCCACCTCGAACAGTGGAGGTGGCACCCCTGCGGCCACCTCCTCCACCGCCCCCGCCTCCGATGCAGGTGACGTAAGCCATTCGTGCCCATGACGGGACAGTCAGTGAGGTAACGCCCGGCGCGTACTGGTCCACTTGGATGTTGTCGAACCGGACCTCCATCACCCCTGGCGACACCTCAACGATGTCGATGCCACGGCCAGCAGAGAACGACGGCAGGGCAGCCACCAAGGCGGCAGCGGTACCGGCAGGGTCAGCCCCCACGTCCACGGCCGACAACGGATCAGACCCGTCGTGATGGTGGGACGCCTCGTGCGCTGTTGGGGTGCGAGCATCGGTCAGCCGAGCGTCGGTCGATGCCACGATCCCGCCGTGTGCGGCTGTGGTCAGGGCCTCGTGGGCCGCCAGGTCAGCGGCCAGCGCTCCCACGGCCGCCCACTCGTCGGCGCTGGGCGGTGCCAGCACCTGGACTGCCGGGTCCGCCCAAGAGACCGGATCGGTGCCGGTCAACGCCAGGTCGATGAACCGGGTCAGAGACCCGACTGTGACCCGGTAGATGATCGGGTCACCGGTCGAGGTCACCGTCTCCACATCAGCAAGAACTCCGTGACCGTCGCTGTCGAGTTTCACGGTGACGGACTCACCAAGGACCTCGAGGTCCGGGGCTGACCCAACCGGAACACCCGCCGTGGACACCATCGCGGTCACCACCGCCAACCGGCCGGCCATCGCCGCCGACCCAGGCCCGACAGCGTCGATCTGCAAAGTCTTCATCGGTCAGCTACCGACCTGAACCGTCGAGCTCACACCAGCACACATCATGCCCTTGTCCTCTCACGTTCTGGCATCCCCGGTCGGGATGCACGGTCAGCCACCGCAGTCACCGGGCACCACGTCAGCGACACAGATCAGGTGCGCCGACAACGTCCAGTAGACGGTGTCGACAGCGTCGACGATCTGCACCGTGATCCCTGCGCCCTCATGGAGCGCCATCTGGATCGCACCGGACCCACCACGCCTACTCGCCCCGTCGGCGGACTGCTCATAGATCACAGCCTGATAGCGGCACGCCGGAGGGTCCTCACCATCCCACTGCCAGTTGGGCCCAATAACCCGCAAATCGAACACGTCGGGGGAGTCTGCAGTCACCTCCACCGAATAGATCCCCGCGGTGCCAACCACCAAACCGTCGCCGCTGCCATTGTCGGCCATCAGCAACCCCGGAGACGACGCCAGCGCCCACCGCAACTCCGACCACGGCGACGTGTTTCCCTGGATGCACGCTGTCGAATACGCCCCACCCGTGCCACCGCCGGGCACCGGGGCAGGTGCCCAAAGGTTGCGGTCAGCGTCATAGGTGAGCACCTCGTTGTCGACCGGAGGAACATCGACCGTCAACGAGTCGTACAACACCTCGACATCATCGAGATCATTCAAGAACCGTGGAACCCGAGGCTGATCAGGGGCCATGTTCGCCCTGCGCTCCAAGTCGATAAGCCGCTTGTCGACCTCAGCTAGAAACCGCGACCACTCAAACGGCAGCGGCGACTCAGGCCTCACGGGGCCACCACCAAATCCAGATCGACCAGACCGGAGCCAAACCTCGACGTGCGGGTCACCACCATGTACTCCCCTGCGCCTCCGGGGCCAGCAAGGTCAGCCGACACGTTCAGCCGATCACGCGGCCGCACACCCGTCACGGTCGCAGCGTCCACACCCGTAACCCTCACTGCCACCGTCGACGCCGGAGACTCCCTCAGCCACCGCAACCCCACCGATGCAAGGTCCCGCATGGCGGTACCTGACGGGGCTTGCACGACCTCATCGACCGGGCCGGTCGGCGGTTCCGTCGTGTCATCAGAGATGAGCACAGCGTGCCCGGCAGGCCCGAACACCAGAGCACGCGTCACCCTGCCTCCGCCGGTGCTCCAGGTCGACCCGACGCTGCCACCAGCGGACAACGTGATCGGGTGCGTGACCGACAGGTCATCGTCTGGGGTCCCGAACCGTAGGGTCCGCGACGTTGGGGTCACATCGAGCCGCCAATGGATCCCCATCCTGACAGCGACATCCAACACCTCCGACGCGCACTTGTCCCACCACGACAGTCCGCCATCCAACCGCACCCCGGTGTGAGCAGCCACGATACCGAAACCGAGTCCATCCAACGCCCACGTGAGCATCCGCACCATGAACGCAGACGAATCACTCCCCGGCATCGACCCGGACCAAGTGTCGAACGCGTGGACCCACGCGGCGATCCCCGCCTGGGTTGATGAGATGTCATCCACCCACACGTCGCCGCCGTCACCGCCGTACACCCACAGCACTCCCCACCACATGCCGTCGGGAACCGTCACCTCGATACCGATCTGCACCCACTGGTCACGGGGCAGGTCGTCAGGGACCTCCACCCGCACGTCCTGAGCTCCGCGCCCATCAGCGCGGGGGAGAATGGAGACGAACAGCAGCGGTGGAGAGCTGAACGCCGTGGCAGACTCGACCCACACCCAGGCTGTGATGTTCATCGTCGACGGGCCTTGTTGGCCTATCGACTGGGAGATGAACTGGGAGCGGCTCGAGAGTTTCGCCGACTGCGGCGCAGACCGGTACCTCGACGTGTCGAGCGTGACTGATGTGTGGCCCCAATAGTCGAACCCTGCGTCGAAGTCACCGTTGCGGACATCATCGATCTCAGCGATGGACGCCAGCCGCCTAGATGCCCACACCGACACGTCAGCGCACCCGACCTGCACCACCGCCCCACCGGCTTTACCTGACCACACGGTCGGCACACCCCAGAACCTCAGCACACCGTCGACGTACAGTTGCACTTCGGATTCCCAAGGCACGACACGATCGAGCCCAACCGTGTCGTCTGCGGCAAGGTCAAACTGGAATGTCGAGGTGCTCGACGCTGCCTCTTGCAGGTCCCCGACCGTGACCGGAGACAACGCTCCGACGAGCGCCCCGGTCGAATCCACAGCGAACAACTCGACCCCGATGGTGCCGTGCCCTGCACCGCCGACACCGGCCGTCGGGACCGGAGAAGTGACCGTGACCGTCTGAAATTCCCACCCAGCAGACGGCACCTAGCTCACCTTCAGAACACCGGACGCGAAGGTCACCAGGAACGGGTTCGTGCCGTCCCACACCGTCACAGTCGGGGCCAGCGCGTGGTAGGCGACCAGCAGCGAATCAGCGTCGCTTGTGATGTGCTCGTAGACGACCAGGCCCGACGCCTTATCGGTGACCGCGGTGCCGACGATCCCCAAGTCGACGGTACCGGCACCGCACACCCACCCTGACGACCACACCGGGGGCGTGAGAAGCAACGTCGACCGGGCGTATCCGGTCCATGCCGCTTCGACACCACCGGAGGTCGTCACGTCGGTCACGAACTGGTCGGTGGGGTCGAACACATAGGACGACGCGTCGGTGAGAACCATCAACCGGAGGTCTCGACTCGCCCACTCGTCGACAGCCAGACGCTCCAGCTCAGAGCGGTACACACTCACGGGACAACCACCTCGGTCGGGTCGAGGGCCAGGAATGTGCACAGCACCGGCACCGTCCCCGTCCCGACGAATCTCATGTCAGGGACGCACCCCATCGTTCGCCCCTCGAGGTAGGACTGCACCCCGTCGACCTGACGCCACAACTGCACTGCCGTAGGAGCACCGGCCCACGCGGCCCGCACCGTCGCCAGTACGGCACGGGCGTCAGATTCGTTGGCTTCGAGGATCAGCAGCGGAACAGAGATCGGTTTCGACGCCGCACCCTGCCAGCCCGCTACGGCCCCAGCTGACACGCCCCGCTCCACGACCTCACCCTTGACGAGCTCGGCCTCCCAGCCCTCGACACCAGCGGCATCGAGCAACAGGTCACCCGATCCCATCAGCAGACCGTTCACCTCGTACTGGTCGTCGCCGCTCAACAGGTCACCAGCAGGCATCGATCACGCTCCCCTGGCCATCGCCCAACCGACCGCCTGCCCCGTCAAGGCCGCAAGGGTCGCAGGGTCTTGCACTGCACCAGCGTTCACCGTCACAGCAGGCCCCTGGGTTTGGCGTTGCTGGTCGCGGGTCAACACACGTTCGCCCGCCTCCAACAACGCGAGTACTTCCTGGCCTGGCCGGCCCGGCACGACACCGCCCGTGTGCAGAACCGGAATGTCGGGCACGTCGAACCCCTTGCCGCCAATACCTGGGGCCCAATCCGGGGCCGTGAACGACAACGACCCGACCGTCGAGTTCCACAGATTCGCGATCGCCCGGAACGCCGCTCGGAACGGGGCCAGAAGCGACTCGGTGAGATTCCCGGCGAACTCGCCGAGCCGAGCCGGGATCCCTTTCACGAACCCGACTACGTCGGCAATACGCTCACTCACGAAGTTGGACAGCCCCTCCCATGCTGCCTTGCTGATGGAACCGATCACCTCGGCAACGATGCCGAACGCTCCACGCAGCAACTCAGCGGCGCCCCGAACGATGCCCTGGATCGCCCGCCAAGCCCCCTCCACGATCCCCTTCAGGCCGTCCCACACGCCCTGCCAATCCCCGCGGATCAGGGACGTGACCGTCTCGATCACTGACCGGATGACCTCCATCGCACCCGAAATGATCATCCGGATCGGTTCCACAATCCGCTTCAACACATCGAGGATGTTGTTGCCGAAGTTGTTCCACAACGTCATCACGACGTCGACCGCACCCTGCACGATCGTTTGCACAGTGGACAACACGGTCTGAACGGTCGATGAAATCTGCGGCCAGTACTGCTGCACCACGGTCGCCACGGCCTGCAACCCCGACGACAACGCCCCGAACACCCGCTGAGCCGCCTCCATGATCGCAGGGCCGTTCTCCTGCCACCAGCCGATCAGGGCCTGCATCCATTGCAGCCACGCGCCGAACACGTTCGACGCCGCCGCCTGAATCGCTGGGCCGTTCTGCTGCCACCACGCCGAGATCGCAGCGAACCCGTCCTTCAATTTCGGCAACGCCTGGTCAATCAACGGACCCAACCTGTCGAACAGGTTCGACAGGACCGGCAACACGGCGTTCAACGCTGGCAGTAACGCCTGGCCGACTTTGATCTTCAGGTCTTCGATCCGGGCGGCGAAAATCCGTTGCTGGTTCGCTGCCCCATTAGAGGTGCGCGCGAAGTCGCCCTGAGCGTTAGCGCTGCGCTCCATGATCAACGCATAGGAGGCCTGCGCCTTCTGTGCCGGAGTGAGCGCCGAGGTCCCATCAGAGATGCCCAGAGCTAGCGCCTTCTGGCGGAGGCTCGCATCATCGAGAGCAATACCGAACCGCTTCAACGGTTCCATCTCACCCGTCAACCCGGATTGAAGCGCTTGCAGAGCCTCGTCCGGGCTGGTGTTGTTGAACGACGCAAGATCCGACGCAAGCTGGACCAGCGAGGTCGACATATCAGAGGAGGCGTCGGCCGACAACCCGAACGACGTGAGCAAGTTGCCGTAGGTGCCAGCGGCTTCGAGCGCCTGAGACTTCGACTGTCCGAACCCCTCGGCCGCACTAGCCGCCCACTTCTCCATCTCGGCCTGCTGTTTCGGGCCGAACACCTGCCCGATCTTCGACAGAGACTCCTCGTAATCGGAGGCTGCATCCAGGGCCGCCTTGGCGCCCAGCGCTGCCCCAGCGAACAGGCCAGCACCCAAGGCGGCAGCGCCCTTCAGTGCTGTCTTGATCGAGGACCCGAAACCTGACGCGGCACGACTGAACGTCGAGGAGAACCGGCCTCCAACCCAATCAGCCTGAGACGAGACCTGGTTTCGGAGACCTCCGAAACGGCCCTCGAAATCGATCGCAGCAGTCGGGTTAGCCACTCAAACCACCTCCCATGAACGCTCCACGCACCGCCGCCCTATCAAGCTCGGGTGCTGCAGGAGAATCGGCCGGCTGGCCAGGCCTCGGGTACTGCCACATCGGTTTACCTTTAGGTCGGTGCTGGTTCACTGCCACCTCGACAGCCAGAGCAGCGAGCTCGTCGCCATGAGTCCACGCCCACCCTCGGCTCCGAGCAAGCGACGAGTCCAGCGGCAACCGGACCAGTAGCGCCCACAGCCGACGGAACCCGATCCCGTGACCGTCAGGGCCACCCCAACAGGCATCCGCTAGGTCGAGGTGGTAGTGGCGGCGAAAGTCGGCGTCAATCTCGTCCCACGACTCGGCCAACACCGACAGCACACCCACCACCAGCGAGACCGCCGGCCCAGGCTCGGTCACCTACCCGGTGATGCCGTACAGGTCGGCCAACACAACCTCGGCCTCATCCAGGCCCAGGTGCCGGGCAAGTTCCGGACCGTCATCGTCACCGGCCAACACCGCGCACATGTCGAGCACCCGGCCAGCGGCCAGATACTCAAGAGCGACCATCGGGCACACGGCCGGGAGGGTGAACACCCGGCCACCCAGCCTCACCTCGTGAGGGACGCCCACCGACTCTGCCCGGCGGGCGTCCAGGTCCAGGACTGCCATCAGTCGGCCACGATCGCTGGGTCGTTCGACAACAGCGTCCACGCCGACCCTGTCGCCGGCTGCAAGTAGGTGAGCTCGAGCTCGTACTGGGTGATCTTGTCCTTCAGGAACTCGACATCACCGGCTAGAGCGATCGAGGCCCGAGCGATGCAGTACCGGTCGATGATCGCTCCATCTACGATCTCGAACACGAACGCCCCCTCGTTCACGGATGGAGACGCAGGCGGCGTGAACACACGGGTCGTGGTGCCCGTCACGGTGCCGCCACCCCACGCCAACTTCAGCGTGGTGGCGTTGCGCTGCCACAGGGCGAACGCAGCCGACACGGTCTGTTCGGTGATCACCTCACGAACCGGTGACAGCGATTGCCACGGGATGAACGACTCCTTCGAAGTGTCGACCGACATCTTCGGGCCGGTCTCGGTGTAGCCGAGCTCCACCCACGCGACACCCAGTGCGGTGGTCACGTCCGTGGGCATCGCCGTTCCGACCGGCGCCTTGTAGAGCGACCCGGTGACACCGATGCGGGCTTCGGTTGCTGTTTTGGCCATCAGGCCTCCTTGCTCGTGGCCTTGGGGGCCGGGGTGGGATCGCCCGTTACGGGCTCGGGATCATCGACCACGGGGGGCTGCTCGGGGCCTGCGACCTCATCCCATGTGGGACCGGGTGACACGTCGGCCTCGACAACAGCCTTGGAGGTTTGCTCTCGGAACCACATCAGGTGGTCTCCTTCACGGGTTGGGGCGGAGGATCAGGTGACCGGTCACAGCCGCCCGCCACACCGCCGGGGTGAACTCGTCATCAGCGTCGACCCGTTGCGCCCAGTCGTCACCAGACGCAGCCAACGCACCATCGGGGTGGATGAACCCGTCGATCTCGGTGAGAACTGCGCGCACCTCAGCGGCGAGACGCCGGGCCGGGGCCGGGGCCGTGTCGAAACAATCGATCTGCAGCAGGGCCCGGTCCAGGCGTCGCCGGGCCAACGTCGAGGTCGACAGGGCGGACACTCGGAGCATCGGCCACACCGGCTCGGACGGCACAACCACGGCCACCCTGCCCCCCACAGCGGGGAGCGCCGCAACGAGGTAGTCGATCGTTACGGTGACCGCGTCGGGCATCACGACGGTCACGACTTGCCTCGGTCCGTGACCACCAGCCCGGCAGCCTCCGTGCCGCGACGCAACGCAGCGATCGGTGCATGCCGCACCGACCCCCACTCGAGGATGTGCCCTACCCGTGATGTCGTCCACAACGACGTGTCGTCATGGTCGATCGAAGCCTCATACGCACCGGAGACACGATGCTGGGCGGCGATCGCCCGGGCGTTCCCCGCTGCTTCAGCCACCGCCTTCGCCACCACCCTCACGACTCCCCGGCTACGCCTGAGGTCGTCCTCCCAATCCGTCGGGAACGAGACACGCGTGGTCACGATGTCACCCTCCGGACCGTCAACACCTGCCCCACCTCGACACCAGTGAACGGGCTACGCCACACCGCCGGGAACCCGAGCGGCTCCCACAACACGCCTCGCACCTCGACCCGGGTAACCCCGTCGAGGTCCACGCCAGCCGGGAAGAACACATCGAGCTGTTCGTCGGTGATCGACGTAAGCGACCCAGCCGCCAACCGCTCCGAAGAAACAGGCGCAACCGCACAACGCGACACCACCAGCGGAGGATCTTCGGCGCTGGAGAGCGGGTCCCCGTATGGGTCAAGGCCCGACGGCGGGCCAAAGATCGTCACGGTCTCACCGCCCGGCAAGCTCACCACTGATCCGGCGTCCAAGGATCAGGGAGCTCGGGCGCTGCAACGGGCGTGGGATCGATCGTGAACGCCCTCGGACGACGGCCAACTGACGCCGCGTAGCCGAGCAGATCACGGTCATCGGAAGTCAGATGCATGTCGACGCGGCGAGCCTCAGGGAAAGACACCGACGTCGAAAACGGCCCAACCGCCTGCTGATGAGCAGTGGCCCCCGAGGGGTTGCGCAGCACCCGCGAGACCATCCGCGCCACCACGATGCGCACCCGCTCCACCGGAACATCACCAGCGGTCACCCGGTCCGCCAGATCCGGGTATTCGAAGAGGATCAGCTGCTCGGCGTCGGCGACCCACTGGGCCACGAGGTTGACGTCAGTAGGCCGGTCCTCACCGACCCACCGATCCAACACATCGTTCACATCAGCCCAGAGGGTCGCCACCGCCTAGACCTCCGGCTCGTCGCCGCCGGTGCCCTCCCCCGGCGAGTCGACCGGGGTGCCGTCGACGGCAGGCCGGGACCGACGGGAACGCTTCGCCCCCGGCCGGTACCCGGCCTCGCTGAAGCGGTCGGCCAGGTCCTCGGGGACCTCGATGACCGCCCCAGAGTGCGGGTCGGTCATCGTTACCCGGCTCATGACTGGGTCGCCGAGGTGAGCTTCACGAAGTGGGCGGCGTCACGCACCCGGAACCCGACCTCGATCTCGGCTCGGACGGCGAACATGTTTCGCTGCCACAGGTTCAGCTGGGTGCCGCCGTCGTTGATGGTCGCCTGGTCAGAGATCGCCACCTGGACTCCCTCGACGGTGCCGTACACCGCCGAAGACCAGTCGCCTGCGTAGCCGTACTGGGCGACCGTGCCGGCACCGGCACCATCGGCGTCAGCGGCGTACACGGCCTTGGTCACGTGGACCGGCGATCCGAGCAGAGCGGGGACAGCGCCGTCGGTCTGCACGTTGTTGATGAACAGCGGCCGGTTCTGGCCGTCGACAGCGCCGAGCAGCACGCCTCGCCCTTGAGGCGAGATCGCCCAGCCGTTCAACAGACCGCCACCGACAGCGACCGCTTGATCAGCGGCAACCAGGCCCTTCCAAGTCAGGCCGGCGATACCGACGGCGGTGACGCCACCGAGCACATCGAAGTTCGCTCCGGGCGCACCGGCAGCGAGGCCGAACACGGTCGAGTCGAACTTGGTTCCCAGCGCCAGCGGAAGCCGGCGGGCCAGCTCGGCGTACAGCGCCGGCAGATCCCGACGGAACTCGTTGCTGAACGGCTCGATCACCGCCAGCTTGTAGGGGGTCATCGTCTTGTTCGACACGGTCGCTCGGCTGACCGGCTTCTCGGCGGTCTCGTCCACCCAGCCCGCGGCGGCGTCGCCGGTGATCAGCGGGATCGTCACGCCGGCGCCGGGAAGGCGGATCTGACGAGCGAGGCGCATCACGGCCGACTCCTCGATCGTCTGCGCCCAGATCTCCGACGAAACAGCCGGGGGCAGGTTGACCCCGGTGGTACCACGGTTGATATCGACCATGAGATGGTCCTTTCCGCTCCGCTACTGGAGCTGTGAGATCGCCGCCGCGAACTGGTCCGCGGTCGACATGGCGGCGCCGCGAGTGGCCCCTTGTGCGGGGTCGGGCGCCGGTGGACGTGGCTTGCCGGCACCAGCGAGACGGTCGGCCAGGCGCTGGGCCCGTGCCTCGATCTCGTCAGCGGTACCGGACCCGAGCAGATCCAGGTCCTCACCCGACAAGCCGTGCTTGATCGCAGCCCTCAAACGGGCCGCCTCTGCCTTGGCGTCGTCACGTTCCCGCTCGGCGGTCTGACGGGCCTCGGCTGCCTTCTCGGCATCGGTCTTGGACTGGTCCTCGAACTCTTTGAGACGGGCCGCTAGGGGCTCAAGCTCCTTCAGCTTCGACTCGGCATCGCGCCGGGCCTTACGTTCGAGCTCGAGAGCCTTCTTGCCCGCCTCACCCAGATCCAGACCCTGGTCAGGGTCGGTGCCGGGCTCGGTCGAGGATTGCTCGGTTGCGCCCGTCGCGGGCGCGGGTTCGTCGGCCATCGCGGCCTCCTTGGTGTCAGGCCCAGCCATCGCGGCTCGGCAACATCGTTTCGAGAGCGCGGCAACGAGCCCGCCGAACCGGACTTCGAGTTGCCGACCTCAGATCAGGTCGTCAGGCAGGCTGAGCCGCTCGGTGCTCGACCGGGTCAAGGTGGCCATCGAGACGTAGGAGCTCCCACGGAGCGCGCTCAGCGACGGCGTCGAACACCTCACGCGCCCGTGTCTCGTTTGTGAAAATTGCCCACGACTTGTAGTGCCGGCAGAACTCGTAATCGTCGTCTGTCTGCCAGTACGGCTCAGGCGGGCGGACCAAATACTCGATACCCGCCTCGGCCAACACCGAATTGACCTCGGATGGTGTAGCTCCGAAATAGACTTCGTGGTCGTTCACGTCTAGGCACCCTTGATCACGGCCATGATACATCCGGGCCGAGCACTAGCACCTCGCTCAGGTCCTGGCCGCGGTTGCCGAGAGCGCGCCGGATCGCCTCTCGGCCCTGTTCAACTGTCATCGGCGGGTCCACAGCGCGAGCATCGATCACCACCCGTCTCGACTTCAGCGAGGCCCTCTCGATCCACTTCTTGACCGAACCCTCCGGGTCCGTCGATCTGGGGTCGATCGTCTTGATTTCGAACGTAGCTGTGGTCCCCCGCACCACACCATCAGGAGACACTTCACCCAGATGCGACCGTTCGGACTCCCGAACCGACAACGTGTCCACACCGAGCTCCAGTATTCGCTCTCCCACCGCTCTCTCATTGGCGTTCCAGTACACCCACTTGCGGTGCTCGAGAGCGACACGGCCACGCACCTGGTCGTAGGACGGCGGTTCCCGGTCACCGCCACCAAACTCGACTGGCACGTCTTCAGCTAGGAGACGGTTGGTTAGGCGAGGCAGGAACACCTCGGCATCACCAGCCGGCACGAGCGGACCACCAGGGCCGCCGCCATCGCCACCCGCCGCAGACCGGCGGAACCGGTCCCAGGCAAGCCGACGGTCCCGGTCGTTGCTGTAGCCCCGGACAACCTGGTCGTAGTACCGGTAGAGCTCCCTGGGGTCGGGGTAGTTGTCCCGGCCGTCGCCGAACATCGGCGTGAGGCCGCAGCGGCAGTGGTTGTGCCAGCCCTTGCCTTTCATTCGCCGGCGGGCCCTGGTCATGTCGACGTGTTCGGCGCCCCTCGAAGCCAGCATCAGGCAGAACCCGCAGGCGTTCGCCCGGGTCACTCTTTGAAGTTTGGGGCCGGCGGGGTCCGAGCCGGTAGCGGTCTCGATCGTGTCGCGTTCGGCCATGCGGACCAGGCGCTCCATACCTCCCGCCAAGCGGCGCAGCACCTCCCCAGCCAGAGGAGACGCCGTCCCAAGTGGTTCAGTCGCCCAGTGCACCAAGCCTGATACTTCGTCGGCACGGACCTCGGCCAGTCCGGCCCGGAACCGGCCTGACACCTCCGCAGCCGCCCGGGACTCGTCGTAGAAATCGGCGCTGATCGTGGCCGCCGCGTCACCCCACTTCTCCAGGAGCGGAGGGAGCAGCTCCATCACGGCTGTCCGGTAGGCGGCGGGTCGGTCGATCGGCAACGACCCGTGCAACCCCACCACGTCTTGCAAGGCAAGCCTGGTAAGCGCACCCATCGCTTGACGCTGCTGGTTGACCAACCCCAGATCAGCCACGCCGGATCAGCTCTCGAGGCGGGACGCGTCGGCCTCCGGTAACCGCAGCGGCACCGGGACAGCGCCAGAGAAGCGAATACCGTCCAGACCCACCCGGCGGGCAGCATCGGCGGGGTCTACGCCAGCCCGGATCAGTTGGCCAAGGGCCTCAGCTGCAGCCTTCATCGAAGCCCCCCCTCCGATCCCTGGACCGCCGTAGAAGCGGTGTCAGGCTCGGCGACAGCCAACTCCGTCGCTGTGGCGTCAGTGCCGATGGCGGCATCGACCAGTCCGGCCACCGTGCGAGCGGTACGGGCCCGACGCACGTCGGCTAGCAGGCGGGCCTGGTCGGTTGGTGAGAGCCCGATCATGTCCCAGGTGACCGGCGAGTCTGCAGGCAGCACCTCGGCAGCCACCAACTTAACCGCAGCGTCAGCAGCCGCCGCCCTCGTCGGCGTCGAGGGGTCGCTCCACGACGTGGTCAGCTGGTCGAACCCGGCGGGCAACGCTCCGTCACGGACGAGCAGTGCCAGGCCGGCCACCGCCCGCCAGCCAGCACCGAACTGCACCTGACGGCGCTCCGACCGCTTCAACAAGCGTGCCTCACCGGCCTTGATTGCATCTGCGCTAGCTGGGTTCTCAGTGGCAAAGCCGAGGTAGGACGCCGGCAGCCCGGCCTCGGCTGCGAACATCTGGGCCAACGCCTTGATCTGGTCGAAGTACGGGGCTGGGGACGATGCCGGGAACTGGCCCGTGGTGGGCAACTGGCCGTCGTCGTCGCGTTCCAATGACAGGAACCGGCCAAGGTAGGTCTCCCACGCGGGCACCGCCTGGCCGTCGGCATCGACGAACGAGTCGTCGCTGGCACCCATCACCCACCGCTGAGGGGCGGCGTAGAACTCCCGGGACACCTCGGCAGCCAACAGGGTCCGTACAGCCTGGTCAGTGTACGTGCGCACCGCCCGGCTGATCTCCGAGCGTCCTTCCCTGCGTGCACCCCACGGTCGATTCACGATCCTCGCCACGAGCGGCCGACCCAAGTTGTGCTGGTCGCGGTGCAGCACCGGCAGGTGCGGCTGCTGAAGATCCACTCGGATCGTCTCGTTGGGCAGGTACAAGGTGGCGGTCACCGGTTTGGACCGATCGTCCGCCTCCAGGTGAAGCGCAGCAGCCACCCGCCGAGCGCGGCGATCCCACAGGCATGTCGTCGTCTCTGGCGATCCCACAGTCACCAGCGGATCCGGCTCATCCTCCATGCCCGAACCGACGGTCACGAAGGTGACCCCGTAGATCAGGGCGTCGATATGGGCAAGAGACGACTCGGCGCTGAGCTCATTGGCGGTGAACACCTCGGCCAACTCGAAGGCGTCACCGCTGTCAGGTGCCATGAACCCCAGCAGGTCGAGACGTTCCTCGAGAACATCCACCGCCGTGCCGGGCCACCCCACCACGGACTCGATGCGCTGCAACGACGGCGGGATGGCGATCCCCAGGTTCCGCACCCGCTGGGTGCCCTCGTAATACGCGGTCTTGAGGGTGTTCAGCGTTGAGAACGCCGTCAAGCGGTCACGAAGGGAGAGGAGAAGTAGCTTCTCGTCGTCGGTCAGCGTCGAGAGCGTCAGCGCTGCAGGCATGTGGCGGCTCCCTTACTCAACGCAGCACCGTCACCTTGGGGCGCCCCTTGCGGTCCTTGACCATCACCCGATGGCGGGCACCATTGGCGAGCACGGCAGCCGCCAACAGGTCGACCTTGCGGGGCGAATGACGCTTCTCCTTGCGGAACGACCCGGCGTCGGTGGCCACAGCGTTCAGGACATGACGCTCCAGGCGTCGATCGCCGTCATGGCCGATCGCACCGGACACCAGGTCTGCGACGAACTGCTGCGCCATGGGCACCATCCGCTGGTTCGTCGCCGGAATCCGTTCCACCCGTCGCCGCCAACGCTTCGCCCAGTCAAGCATCTGCGCCTCGTAGAACGCAGGGTCACCCCACAGCAGCGCCACGTCGAACCGGTCGAACACCTCGGCCACCCGCTTGTCGACATCGTGGGCGTCCACCGTCCACTCCGGGTCGGCAGGGTCAGGCTCCCACACCGCCGCCACCGCCAGGCACCCGGTGTCAACAGCCTGGACCACCAGCGCGGTCGCATCCCCGCTGAGTGACCCGTCGAAGCCGACCGTCACCCGCTCCCCCGGCTGCGGACCAGCATCCCTGGCCGCCTGAGACCACTGCCAAGCCGACACGAAGTCCTCACCGCTGGTCCGCACCCATTGGTTCAAACGGAAACGCTGAAACCCCGAGAAGCCCGCCGTGCCTGCAGCAGCCACCGCCGCCTCGAAATCATCCACCGACATCAAGCCCTCAGCCAGATTCGGGTTCGCTACCCGCCACGACTCTGGGTCCGTCGGGTCAGCGTCTGCGCCGGCCTCCCACCACCAGAACCCGAACGCGTCGTCCTCGATCTCGCCAGCCGCTACCCGCCGGCCATGCTCATACAGACGCCCCAACAACGTGTCGGTCGAGGACCCGGCCGTCGTGATCGCCAGCACCGTCGACTCCGGCCGGTCACCCGACCCTGACACCAACGCTTCCCACAGCTCGTCGCCCCGCTGGTTCGACGGAGATGACGGCCACCCGTGCACCTCATCGGCCACTACAAGCGACGGAGCCAGCCCATGAGCCCGCATGGCGTCAGCTGACAAGGCCCGGTATACAGCGCCACGGCTGGGCACCTCAAGAGCATCGCGGTAGACCTTCACCACCCTCGACAACGGTGGCGAATCAAGCACCTGCTGTCGGGCCTCCCCGAACACGATCCGAGCCTGCTGACGGTCCCCGGCCGCCGAATACACCTGCGCGCCAGGGGGACCGAACAACAGATGCTGTAGAGCGATCGCCGAGCCCAGCAGGCTCTTGCCCTGTTTGCGCGGCAACCCCACGACGCAACGCCGGTACCGCAACAGCCCATCCGGTCGCCGCTCGAACACCCGATCCACCAGCCACCGCTGCCAAGCGGTGAGCTCCAAACGGTCCCCCGCCCGGTACCCGCGTGAAACGCCCAGCAAACGTGACGCGAAGTCCGCCACATCAGGCCCATCAGACCAGTCGTGCAGCGACGGCGTCGCCCATGCCGGCGCCCACGCCGGGTCAGGATCCGGTAGCGCCGGCACGACGCTCGTCTCGCTTGCGTCCGAGCTCGTCCAGCTCGTCGCGGACCCTTACCTCGGCCAGGCCCAGACGTGCCCGAGCAGCGGGCGTGAACCCCAGATCACTCGCCTTGGCCATGATCTGAGCGTCAAGTGCCTCGAGGCGCTTCACCGATGGGTGAGTGAAGTAGCGGCCCGTCGCCGACTCCGTCCATCGAGGGATCTCCCCAGCCTCGATACCTCGACGCAGGGCGGCTGCCTCATCCAGGGCCCTGCACAGCTGTTCGATGATCAGCCCGTCAACGTCAGGCGACAACCAGCTACGGCCACCAGCCCAGATCTTGCGCCACCACGCCCGGCCGGTCGGCCCCAGCTTCTCCGGGGCACGAGGGACTGCCTGAGACGGCACGGCATCCAAACCCTCGCCATGGCCAGGGGCCGCTGGCATCGCACGCTTCCCCGGGTTCCCGGCAGCCCTCTTACGTTCCGTCGGCTTGGGTGGGCGCCCATTCGGGCGACCGGTTCGAGTGGCCATCTCACCTCCCGAAACGGCTAATGACCTGCGGTTTTGTGCGGGTTTCGCGGTGCTGTGTATCAGCTAACTGAGGCCGGTCTGTAGGCCCACCCCGAGGGGTCCCCCCCCCAGGGTGGCTGCGTTCATCTCTGACGGCGTGCAGCGTTCCCCTCCGCACTGGACTTCATCCGATGGCAATGCGGTGGCATGCGGTCGTGTACCGGTCGAAGGTTCTCGAGCGAGTGATCATCACCGGCGACCAGATGGTCCACCGTGTCAGCGCCCGGCTCGCCGCAGATGTGGCAGATCCCCTTGTGACGACGGAGCACGATCAACCGGCGCGTCGCCCAATCCCTCGGCAACCGGGCACGCCGATCGGACCCGTTCCACGGCCGCCGTTCCACCTGATGCAAAGCGCACCGCCCGAACGCCACCGCCGGTTCCCCGCAATCCAGACATGGCGTAGGCGCCCGCTTCACGAGCGCACCAGATCGCCAGAACAGCACACAGCCCCGAGCCGGAGAGAAGGATCAGGGCTGGAACCAGGCGCACGAAGCACCAAGTAGCGATCACCATATCCGGCTCCGCCAACCAAATGGTGGATCCCCAGGTCAACCACCGTGCCCACCGTGCCCACCCTCGATTGGGCCGGAACCCTGCCGCCACCGCACGAAACGGGAGCGATCACCACCCGGGTTCGAGCCCCGCCACCGCTGGAAGCTCACCCGGCACGCATTGCAGAACCCGGCTCGGAGCCGGTCGTCGTGAGTACCTGGCACCCACCGCTCACACGCCAGGCAATGACCGGCACCAGCAGAACTGGTCGCTCGCCCCTCGTGGTCGTCATCGGATCCGGCGTGCGCAGTGATCTTGGTGACCAGGTCTTGACCGTGTACCGCGACCTTCCACGCCAGGACCAGCCAACGATTCAGGTCGGAATCCACATCAGCGAACGGGGCCGGCGCATCAGCAGCGGCCTCGGTCGAGGTCAACTCGGTCGAACCACGGCCACCGGGAGCGCCGAGCGTCGACGCCGGGAACCCGCGGGCAGCGAGCACCGGAGCCATCCTCACCGCATCCGGTCCGTGATCCTCGAGCACCGCTGCCAACTGGCGTAGCTGACGGGCCAAGTTCTGGGGGCTGGGTGCGTTCTTCACTTCGCCTTCCTCCGGTTCAACAGCCGGTGCAGGTCACGCTCGGCCGTCGCTGCCCGAGTGCCGAGCTCATCGGCCCTCGCCTCAGCCTCGATGGCACGGGCCTGCCAGATCCGCCACAACCACGGATCATGATCATCACCGCCACCATCGAGACGCGCCTGGAGATCGATCGCCAACGCACGCCACCGATCCCGATCCACAGCCACCTCGACCGCAACCGAAACCAACTCGTCGCGGGCAGCCATCGAAAGATCACCCACCACCCGAGTCCTCCGCGTCGACGTCTGCAACACGCGTTCGATCGGGTGGTGGCGCGGGAGGACTGCCGCCTGACGGCGGCTCCCGACCCGGCCCGAACCCGACCAGGCCCTCACCGTTCGAGCCCGGCCCAGCCCGGCCCGATACCAGCCCAGCCAAGCCCAGCCCTACCCCACCCAGTCCGGTCCGGTCCGGCCCAGCCCGGCACGGACCGTCCGGGGCCTTGCCCGGATCAAGGCCCGGATCAAGGCCCGGATCAAGGCCCGGATCAAGGCCAAAACCTGGCCGAACCCGGCCCGGCCCGTCTCGCGCGTCACGCACGTGGGGGCCTTGATTTTCCGTAGGTTCAAAATCAAGGCCGACCTGGGTTCGTCCTTGATTTTGTCCTTGATTTTGTGGCTCCCCTGACCCATCCGTGGGTGGCTGATCAGCGGATCCGCGGGCGCACCCCGTTCTGTTCCTACGTTTCGGAGCTGTCGAAGGCTTCCGAGAGAAGGGCAGAACGGGGTGCGAGACGCGAGGGTATGGCAAGCGGTGCTGGGCTTGACGCGCACGGTCATCGAAGCGGTGTTCTTCGATGAAGAGGCTGGCGCGGTGGTGGCCGAGGTTCGGCCTCGCAAGGGCGCCAATCGGCGCTGTGGTCGGTGCGGGCGGCGGGCTCGCTGGTATGACCGGGGGGAGGGTCGTCGCCGGTGGCGGGCTCTGGATCTCGGGACGTTGGTGGTGTGGCTCGAGGCGGACGCTCCGCGGGTGAACTGTGCGGTGCACGGCCCGACGGTCATCGCGGTGCCGTGGGCTCGTCACAACGTCGGGCACAGCCGCGATTTTGATGACACGGTGGCGTGGCTGGCCACCCAGTGCTCCAAGACCGCGGTCACCGAGTTGATGCGGGTCGCGTGGCGAACCGTCGGGGCGATCGTGGCCCGAGTCTCGGCCGACGTCGATGCCCGTGTCGATCGTCTCGCGGGGCTGCGGCGGATCGGGATCGATGAGATCTCCTACAAGCGCGGCCACCGCTATCTGACGGTGGTCGTGGACCACGACACCGGCGCGCTGGTGTGGGCGGCTGCTGGCCGCGATGAGGCCACCCTGGGGTCGTTCTTCGATGCCCTCGGCTCGGAGCGGTCCGCTGAGATCACCCACGTCAGCGCTGATGCTGCGGAGTGGATAGCCCGGGTGGTCGCCGAACGGTGTCCCAACGCGGTGCGTTGCGCGGACGCGTTCCACGTCGTCGCGTGGGCCACCGACGCGCTCGACGAGGTCCGCCGCCAAGCCTGGAACGACGCACGAGGGGTTGCTCGTGGCGAAGGGCGACGAGGACGAGGGCGGCCACGCAAGGACGCTCCGCCGCGGCCTGGCCACGAACGGGCTCGAGCGCTCAAACACGCCCGCTACGCACTGTGGAAGAACCCGGAGAACCTCACTGCCAAACAGCAGACGAAGCTGGCCTGGGTGGCCAAGACCGACCCGCGCCTGCACCGGGCCTACCTGCTCAAAGAAGGTCTCCGCCTCGTGTTCCAGCTCAAGGGAGAGGCCGGCAAAGAAGCACTCGACAGGTGGATCAGCTGGGCCCGCCGCTGCCGCATCCCGGCCTTCGTCGAGCTCCAGAAACGCATCGTGAAACACCGCGGAGCGATCGACGCCGCGCTCGACTCAGGACTCTCGAACGCCCTGGTCGAGTCCACCAACACGAAGATCCGGCTCATCACCCGAGTCGCCTTCGGCTTCCACGACCCAAACGCCCTCATCGCTCTCGCCATGCTCAGCCTCGGCAGCCACCCGCCCGAGCTCCCAGGCCGGAAATGACCCACGGATCAGTCAGGAGGGCCGATTTTGTCCCTGATTTTGTCCTTGATTTGCCTTGATTTTGTCCTTGATCTGACCGGGTTGCAGCAAGGTCATGCCGGCGCCCTCGGGGGTGCGGTCGCGCTTGATGCCGTTGCACTGTCGGCAGGCCAGCACCAGGTTCTCGAGCGTGTTGTCGCCGTCTGGATCGACGTGATCGATGGTCCTGGCAGTCTTGGACTTGCGGTCGAACTGCGACGCAGACGTCTCCACCCCGCAGTAGCGGCACAGTCCCCGATCTCGCTGTCGCACTCGCTCGCGAAGGTCCGGGAGGGCCTTCAGGCGGCGGCGTCGGTCTTCCTTGAACTTGGCGAATGTTTTCTGGCTGTCGTCGTCTCCGGGCCGGGCTGGCGGAGGGTTGCAGTCGCGCCAATCGTGGTAGATCACGTCTCCGGCCTGGAGTCGGGGAATGTCGAACTCGGCCATGTAGCGCGTGCATCGCTCGCATTCATGGATCGTCTCGTGGTCGTGCCAGAGCCTCACCTCGACTAGCCGGGCCTTGGCCTTGCGGAGCTTTGCTGGTGTCCGCAGGTAGGCGAGGAAGCCGACCAACTCGACCTCAGGGCCTCGCAGGACACCGCCACAACCCGACTCCGATGCCTGGGGGCCGCCGATGTCCCACAGCGACCGGGGCTCAGGCGCTCCGAGCGCCAACATCTTGGGGTGGGAGTTGAGCTTGTCGTCCCGTCGGTTCCAGGCCATCAGCCCCACCCCCCAATCGTGTCTATGTCGCCTTGCCTTGATCTTCTAGTGTTGGTAGACTTAGGCTTGTGAAGCGGAAGGACCTCATCAAGAAGTGCAGCCAGATCGCCCGCTCCAACGGTCATGACCTTGTCCTTCACCGGGAGGGCGGTAGCCACACCGTCTACCGGATCAACGGCCGCAACGTTGTCATCCCTCGCCACAACGAGATACCCGAGCCCACCGCCCGCACGATCATCACCGGCGCCACCGAAGCTGCCAAGAAAGGCTGAATGATGACCACCTACCGGTTCACCGCCGAACGCTCCCACCAATGGTGGGCAATCATCTCGCCCGACGTCACCGGCGCGGCCACCCAGGCCCGCCGGCTCGACCAGGCCGAACCCATGGCACGCGAGGTCATCTCGCTGCTGCTCGAAGTGCCCGAAGACGACATTGACATCGACCTCGAGGTGATCCTCGACGACGACGGCCAAGCCGCCCTCGCCATGGCCACCGAAGCCCGCCACGCCGCCGAGCAGGCCGCCACAGCCGCACAACAGGCAGCGCAGACCGCCGCCCGCACCCTCCACGACCAGGGCATGCCGCTGCGAGACGTCGGGCGCATCATGGGCGTCTCCCACCAGCGAGTCCACCAGCTGCTTCACGCCTGACCTCCCCGCTCAGCTAGGAGGTGGGCCACGGCCTCTCGACCTTCGATGAGTGCCCATTCACGGCGACGGGCCCGCCACCACGATGGACGGGCCCGGACGGGGCGAATCACATGGGTGTGGTTCGGTTTCGGGGCGGGGTGGAGCCCGAGACGGTAGAGCACGGCGGGTCAGACCTCCTGAGAGCCACATGGCAGCGGCAACTGGCGACGGGCGGGTGGGGCTGGGACGGTGTGACCGCAGTCGCGGCACCGGCCCGTGGCGGGGTCGTGGTCGTGGTCGAGCAGTGCCCGACACAGCACCGACCGGGCCAACCCGCCTGATGTGGTAGCGGTAGCCAACTCGGCAGCGACCTGACGTGACGGGGCCGACACCGGCACCACCGTCGAAGAGACGGGCTGCCGGCCCGGAGGCGGGTCGCACACCGATACCGACGGCCGCCGGGCGGGAGACTTCGGCCAGAAGATTCTCACCGCCGAAGTCACACGATGGGTGAGAGCGGTCACCTGGGCCTCCGCCGGGCTCGTCCGTCATCGAGAACCGCCGCGATCACCGCCGCTGGGCAGACCACGAACATGAACACCACGCCAAACCAGTTCGTGACCAAGGCCGCGATCACGCTGCCGCACCGATGCTGATGGCCGGGCGGGTATCGCCAGGGATCGACAACGTGAGGACCCGGCCGGCAGTGGACCGGTGGATCGTGCCTGCCGCTACCGCTTTGGTCAGCACCTGGCGGAGCGCCCCGTAGGTGCAGTCCGCCTCAGACGACAGCTCCTCGAGGGTGCCCTCTACCGGACCGTCAACGAGCATGGCCATCACCCGCTCACGGGCCGAGCTCGTGGACTGGGGACCCTTACCTCTGGGTCGGGCTGGTCGTTTCGGATGCGGCCACGGACCCGCTACTCGGGTCTGCGGCGCACCCTCAGCCGCTGGGGCTGCTTGGTGGCCGTGGGGGTCGTCAGATGACGCTGTGTCGCTCTCAGCGCCGCTCTCGGGGGTCACGTCAGGGTCGGTGCCCGTCGGTGGACCAGCCGATTCCACCGGGCCGGTCTCTGGCCCAAATGGCAGATCCGGGTCGGAAAGGAAGCGAACCAAGGTGAGGGCGCGTCGTTGGGCGGCGGTGATCTGATCGAGGTCGGCTTCGGTGACCCGCACAGAGATTTCGACGCCTTCGGCTTGCAGCGTCAGGTGGACGTCCACGTATCGGGCCATCACGCTGCCCCCCACTTTTCGGCGTCTACTCTGACCGCGACCGCTACAGCTAGTCCGTCGTTCGTGAACCGGTAGACGGTCATGGCGTCGCCTTCGTTGCGGGCGGTTGGCTCGGCCCAGCCGCGGGCCACCAGGTCCGCTGCGAGCGACGAGGCCGTGGGCAGGATCACCTCCCCGGCGACGACCATCGGAGACAACAGCAGGTCGGCCAGGTCGGGCGACATGGCCAGGGCGTCGACATCGACCGGTACAGGATCAACGGAAGGGACGGCAGGCAGTTGCGCCGAGACTGGGTGCTGGTCGTAGGTGTCGAGCCATTCTCGGGCGTGAGGGCCGAGCGGGTGTCCCAGGTGTTCGACGTGACGCAGCCACGACGCCACCGCGGCCAGCACCGGCCCATCACCGACCGTGACCCGGTCGCCGAGCTCCGGCAGGAATCGGGGGTCTGATTCGTGGATGAAAGAGGCCCACGCCCACTGGTCTGTGACGGTCGGGTCCTGGGCGGCCTGGGCGTAGTCGAGCTCGATCTGGTCGTCGTGATCGGGCTCGACGTCGGGGTAGACCAGTTCCCACACCTCGAACAGGTCACCGCCCAGGGATGCTTCAGCGAGCAGGAACCCGGCGACCATCGGGTCAAGGCGGGACAAACGGCCGTCACCCCACGCCGACATCATGAACGCCTTACGGGCAGCGGACTCCGCTATTCGTTCGGCGTTGGCAGCCCTGCGGGCCTCCCAATCTGCCGCCTGCCGGTCGGGTCCGGAGCGGGACGGGTCGAGATGGGCGTACAGGTCCGGGTCGACTTGGAGCGGGGACACATCGTCGGGCATCGCCAGTGCGGTGTGGCGGAGCGGTGCAGCACAGATCGGGTCCCGGTCGACGTCCCATCCGCCTTCTCCGTCAGGTGACGCGGTCAACAGGTACTGGTGGCACGGCTCGGCTATGTGCTCGATCGGTTCGATACCGGTGAGGCGGGCCAGCAGGTTCGGTGAGCTCGAGAACCTCGGCGGCGGATACCAGGCCCGGCCAGGGCCGTGTGCCTGGAACTCGATCGCACCCGACTCGGACATGTCTTCGCGTGCCGCTGCCAACGCTCGAAGGCGGGCCTGGTCATCGAGCTTGGCCCGGACACGCTGAGCGAGCCCTGGGCGGGGTGTGTCGTTGTCGATCAGGTCGACGGCGTCAGGCTCGTCGGCCAGCGCAGCAGCCAGGGCAGCGGCCTCGGCGAGAGTTAGATCACCAGAGGTGACCCAGCCGAGGGCCCGGGCCGGCAAGGACAGCAGATCGAGACGGGCCTTGACCCGTTGACGGGTTTGGCCAACCTTGGCGGCGATCACAGTGATACCGGTGTCGAGCTCGACGAGGCGGGCGTAGGCCCGGGCCTCTTCGACCGGGGTCAGGTCCGAACGTTGCAGGTTCTCGACCAGCATCGCTTCGATCACCTCAGCGGCCGACAGGTGCCGAACAATGCACGGTGCCTCATCGAGGCCCGCTGCGGTCGCGGCAGCAAGACGACGGTGACCGGCCACCACCAGGTGGATCCCGTCCTCATCGGGTGGGAGCACCAGCAGCGGCTCGAGGATCCCAGACCCGGCCACCGACTCGGTCAGGCCAGCAATGTCGCCGACCTCCGAACGGATGTTGTCAGGGTGAGCACGTAGTCGAGCCAGAGGCAACGTCTGGAACAACGGGGCCGTGAACGTGGCCGGATCTACCGGTACCGACACCGGTGGTTCTGGGACAGACTTCGGTTTGGTGGGCATCAGGTGTCCTTTCTGAGCTGGTGAATGATTCGGGCGGCCGTGACCGGCCAACCAGATGTGGGGGCGACATGGCCATCAGCGGTGACATGGCAGGCCGAGCCGTCCCCCGCGACAAGCCACGCCTCACCGGAATCAGCGGCGAGCTGAGCTGCAACCGCGGTAGCGACGGTCAAGTTGTGGGCCGGGCCGTACACGTGGCCGTGGCCGTCATGGATCCGCCACGGTGGCCGCGCTCGCACCGCCGGCGGAGGGAACATCTGCAACTGGCCCGGAGGCTGAACCTGGACCTCGGTCACGCGACCGTGTCCTGGTATCGGTGATCAGCACCCGTCCGGAACCGTTTCGTACGCCGGTAGGCGTCACGCACCGCGACCGCACGAAGATCGACAGGAGATAACGGTTGGCGGCGCTGCAAACGACGTTCGGCCTGGGCGGCGCGGGCCAGCCACCACGACAACCCGTGGCCCGTGTCCGGGTCGGGGTCACCCCACGGCCACTGGTCGATGCCGCTGAGCCGGATCCGATGCAACGCATCCACCCCGGACTCGTCATCAGCGTCGGCCCACCGGCCTCCACGACGGCCGTAGCGCATGTCTCTAGACCTGGTCGCCATCAGCACGCCTCCCTTTGGGTTTCACGCCACAACCACACGGCACGAGACCCGTTGATCGCTTCCTCGTCCACCACACGAAGAGCGGCCGCCGCCCAGCCCGGCCACACAACCTCGGGGTGGTATCCGCAGCGGGTCGCCCACTGATCGGACTGGCGGTCAGTCAGGCCATCGCGGCGGGCGCGGGCCACGTTCCCTCCGCCCGCCAGCCGCTCCAATGCCTTGTAGCCGCCGGCCAAACGCTCGAGCGGAGCGACCGGCCAACGCGTGGACCTGGGTACCGCCCGGCAAAGCGGAGTGTGCCAGCACAAGCACAACGGACACATCTTGTCGGCCGTCATCAGATCGGCCCCGTCGACAACATCGGGCCCGTGGCATCGTCGAGCTCGTTAGCCGCTTCGAGCAGCCCACCAAACCCGAACGCCAACGCCGAAAAATGTTCGCGGAACGAGCGCACCGTGTCCGCTGGGACCTCACCCGGATCCGAAGCCAGCCACCAGATCGCCACGAACTGGCGGATCCGTTCCTCGGTCATCCAATGCCACAACACGTCACGGACCAGCGCAGTGTGAGCCACCAACTCCGCCGTCACGACGCCGCCCTCGAGCGCCTCAGCCAACAAGCGGGCCGGGTCCGACAAGCCTCGCCCGCCCATCAAGCCCGGTCCTCGACGCGGTGGTCTCGGAGCAGCATCGCCAACTCACACCACACACAGAACATCTCACGGCCGTCGTCGGCTGGGGTCAACGCGCCGGCCACCACCACCGGCACCAGCCGGCAACCGTGCTCAGCCAGCACAC